CAAATACAAATTTAACAGTAAATACAGAAATAGATTATACTATAACTGTCGGAGCGGGTGGTGCAACTAACACTACAAACACTTGTACTACTGGAAATGATTCAAGTTTATCAGGAGGTACTACTGAAACACAAACCGCTGATGGCGGAGGTTCTGGGAAGGGAAAATCTGGAGGACCTGGCACATCTAATGCTGGTTGCGATGGAGGTTCTGGTGGTGGTGGTAGAGTTTTTACAGCTGGAGGGTCTGCCACAGCTGGACAAGGATATGATGGCGGGGCTGGTGCTTCCTGTCCTGATAACTGCGTAGGCGGAGGCGGTGGAGGTGCTGCTGGTGCTGGTAGTAGTTCAGATGGCGGTGGAGGTGCTGGAAGTAACGCTTACTCAGCTTGGGCTACTGTGACAAGTACAGGAGATTCAGGATATTATGCCTCAGGTGGAGGTTCTGGTTGTGGACAAAATCAAAGTGCAGGTACTGCTTCTTCTGGTGGAGGTGGTAATGGTGCAACGAGTAATGCTGATAATGCTGTTGCTGGTTCTGCTAACACAGGTGGCGGCGGAGGCGGAGGCGGTTCAACTCCTGGCAATTCAGGCCCTGGAAAAGGTGGAGGTTCTGGTATAGTTATAATTAGATATTTAAGTGGTTCACAAATAGGAAGTGGTGGTACAGTAACCTCTGGTGGTGGTTATTATTATCATACATTCACATCATCAGGGACATACACAGCATAATGGCACACTTTGCAAAATTAGATGAGAACAATGTGGTTCGTCAGGTTATAGTAGTTTCTAATGATGACGCACCCACAGAAGCCAAGGGGCAAGAATTTTTACAAAATTTATACAAGAATACAGATACATGGAAGCAAACATCTTATAATACTTATGCTGGAGTTCATGCTTTAGGTGGAACACCTTTTAGAAAAAACTATGCTGGCAGAGGTTTCACATATGACGAAACAAGAGATGCGTTTATTTCACCTAAACCTTATAATAGTTGGGTACTCAATGAAACTACTTGTTTATGGGAAGCGCCTGTACCTCACCCAACTGACGGTAAAAATTACGAATGGGACGAAGATAACACGCAATGGGGAGATGTAATAGATCTCGCTAAAAAGTAGGAGATTATAAAATTAATTCTGTTAGTCGTTTATTTTGTCCTAAAGTACCTTTATAAAAAGTATTAAAAGCTAAACTTATTCTAGTCTTAGAACCTTTTTTATTATCCACTTGATGCGTTGTTGAAGATGGAAACATTATTAACTTACCGTTTTCTACAGGAAACCACCAAGAAGTAGAATTGTAAAGATTATATTTATCTTCATTAATGGTCGGCATTATTTGGTGATATTTAATTGGAGTAAAAAATGTAATAGTGTCATTATCTACGTCTATATATAATACTCCAGAAATTATTGAATTAGGGTGTTCGTGTTTATGATGAAATTGTTTTTCTTCAGTGTAGTTTAACCAAGATTGAGTTACATAAAGTTTTATATCATTTTTAGGACATATAATTTTTTCTAAATAATCTTGACAACAAGCTTCTATAAACTTTTTTATTTTTTTAAATTCTGGTCTATTCAATATATAATTATCTATGGTATGAATATTACCATCATTTTTAGTACAATGATTTTTTTGCTTATAAACAAAATCTAATTCTTTTTTTGTAAACTCCTTGTCTATGTTTGTTATATAGATTGGGATTGGAAATAAGTGTTGTATTTTAACTTCTTTCATTTTCGAGGTCGGGACACGATGTATATCTGACTTGAGTAAAATTAAACGAAACAGATATCCTCCATCCTTTTTCTCCTTTTTCTTTGGA